TTGCAGAGCGACGGCTTGCCCGGCTCCGGAATACCAAGCCAGAGGCAAAATAACCCGAATATGGTATACTATCGCCATGGAACGACCGTCCGCTCGCCCGAAGCTCACCGACCCGGAGGAGATGGCCCTCATTCGGCAGGTGTACTTCGCTCCCCCGACGGTAACGAATGAGGAACTGGACCCCGAAGAGCGGTGGGAACGACAGAGTCGCCGCAGGACTAAAAACACCTCCCGTTGATGGCTGAGAAGATCATCACCGAAGTCCAGGAGATACAACGCTCGTACAACGAGACGATCCAGATCGTCGATGGTTTGCCGTTCAAGCAGAAGGATGTGATTCGGATGATCGAGTTCTATTCGAACTCGAAATACCTCACGGCGCAGAAGGACGAACTCGGCCGGGACAAGCCCTTCTACCAGATCCTGAACGGCATGTGCGACGTGGAGAACGCCGCGAAGGACCTGGACACCAAGGACATCTCCGCCACCTCTGACGACGGCCAGCACTACGTGGAATCCTTCCTCCTTACGAAGGACATTTATGAGTGGATGAAAGAGACGAACTTCGCCCTCACCCTGAACGAGATGCGGAACACGCACACGCGCTATGGCTCGCTCTTAGCGAAGAGGTGCATTTATGAAGAGGATGGAAAAAAGGTTCTCCGTATCGAGGTCCCCGAGTGGAAGAACGTCATCACTGATCAACTGAACATACTGGACCTGGTGATAGAGGTGCACTACATGACGCCTGCAGAACTGCTTGGGAAGATGGACGTGTGGGACGAGGAGGGTATCCGGAAAGTGGTCAAGCGGGCGTCGAAGAACCTCCGGCGGCGCATCCCTGTTCTTGAGGTCCGCGGCGAGTTCCCCGTGGCCTACTACGTTGAGATGGAGGGGGAGAAGCCGACCGACGAGGAGAAGACAACCTTCAGCTACCAACTCTACCACTTTGCCGGGGAAGAGAGTGAACATGGGAACGACATCGGGCGGCTGACGAGCAACCTCACCCCTCTCTACTGGGAGAACGATACCGAGCGTGTGTACAAGTACCTCGCCCGGAAGCGGAAGGCGGGCAGGGGATTCGGCGTGGGTGTCTTCGAAGAAGGGGAGGAGGCGCAGGTGTGGACCAACGACACGGTCATCAAACAGGCGCGAGCGATGGAGTTGAGCACGAAGGTGATAGGACAGTCCGCTTCGAAGAAGCTGAAGAACCGGAACCTGCTAAACGAGGTGGACAATGGTCAGATCCTTGAGTACGACGAAAACCGTCCCATTACCACCGTCCCGCTCGTTCCCTCGGGCGGGCTCAATCAGTTCCCCAACCTCATCCAGCAGTGGTACAACCAGCTTGAGAAGACGACCTCGGGCTACGCGGCGCAGCGAGGGGAAACCCCTCCCTCAGGCACCCCCTTCCGGCTCCAAGCGACCGTGTTACAGCAGTCTTCCTCGGTCTTCACGGACCTCCAGGAGGAGTTCGGTATCTTCGTGACCGAGATCCTGAATGACTGGGTCATGCCCCACCTCGCAAAGCAGTTGAACAAGGAACACATCCTCTCGCACGAGTTCTCCCCTGAGGAGCTGAAGGAGATCGACAAGACCTTCGCTACCCGAGAGGCCAACCGGCGGTCCTTGGAGCGCATCTTCAACGGCGAGATGGTGACCCCCGAGCGGTACAAGCAGTTCGAGGACGAGGCGCAGTCCATCATCGGGAAGACCAAGGCGCAGCGGTTCCTGAAGATCCCCAAGGACTACTACAAGGGCTTCAAGTCGAAGCTCACGGTGAACATCACCGGTGAGCAGCGGAACAAAGCGGCCACGTTAGAGTCCTTGTTCAGCATCATGACCGTATACGCACAGAACCCGCAGTTGGTGCAGGACCCCGTTCTTATGCAGATATTCCTCCGCATCCTTGAGCTCTCGGGGGCAGGGATCAGCCCCGTTGCCATCGCAGGAGCGGTGCAGCAACAGGCCGAGCGGGCCAAAGAGATGGCTGCTGCCGCCCCTCCCACTGAGGAACCCGCCGCACCTCCTGACGTGGGGATGTCACTTGAGGCGAAAGGTGGTATAATACCGAGGTAATGCTCGAGAAGTTCTACCGGGACAAGGAGATGCGAGAGACGGTCCGTGCGTACCTGTTGCAATATCTTGAGCGTCGGGCGGTTGAGTTGGTATTCCAAGGGAAGGATACCTCGGGTATCACCCAGGCGAAGTCCACCCTTGACGAGGCGTTCGAAAATCTAGAGACTGAGTTTGCACCTAAGGCGAAGCCCAAAGAAGACCATGAAGCCCGCTAAGAAACCACCCCAGAAGCAACGACCCCCTGACGATCCGGGGAGGGTCATTAGCCTTATCGGGCAGAAGGAGTACAAGCGACAGGAGCTCAAGCGGAAGCTCGCCGAGGCGCACGGTCTTGATAATCAGCAGTAGGCCTTAGCCGAGAGCACTGTTCTCGGGTGCGGCTTACGCACTATTGTGGAAGTAGTCCCTCCACTTAAACAAAACTAACTTCAAACGCATGGCGGATGAAGACAAGGAGAAGCTCGACTCCACAAGCGAGCCCTCGGAGGAGGAAACACTCGAGTTGCCCGCAAACGAGGGCGACACGTCCACCGACGAAGGCGATAAGCCCAAGGAGGAGGACACCGTCGAAGCGCTGAAGGCTAAGAACGCAAGTCTCTTTGCCCGGGCGAAGAAGGCGGAGGGGTTCATTCAACAGCCTGACGGGTCGTGGGTAAAACCACCGAAGCAGGAAAAGAAGGAGCCTGACGGTAACATTCACGGCCAAGTTTCCGCGACTGATCCTGCCGAGATCACCTTTACCTCGCGCATGGCCGCCCGCGGTCTCTCGGATGACGAGATCGACGAGCGGATCCAGAGAGCGAGAACGATTGCGAAGGGGTCCGGCGTCTCTCTTTCAGAAGCATTCAAAGATCCCATGTTCGTAGCGTTTCAAAGCCTACGGGATGAGGAGCTGAAGAAAGAGAGGGCGAAGCTTGGTGGAACGAAGGGGTCATCGCAAGAGCGGAAACCCAGTTTTGATACCGGGTTGACTCCCGAGGGTACCAAGGCGCACAAGGAACAGTGGAAGGAGGCTCTGGCCAAGTAGCCCACTTACGAAGTTCTTTACGAATATAAGTCAGTGGGCGACCCTTAGTGTCATACCCTACTGATACACATACAGCTACTACGCTTGCCTCGTTTATCCCGTCAATCTGGGGAGAGCGTATCAACGACTTCTACCGGCTGAAGATGATGATTGCGGACTTCTTCACCGATCGAAGCTCGGAGTTGGCAGACGGCGGGAACGTCCTGTACACGCCGAACATGACGGAGATGACCGCGAACGCGAAGGTCAACGCGACGGCGGTCACTCTGAACAACCCCACGGACTCGAAGATCACACTCACGGTGGATCAATGGTTCGAGGTGTCGTTCGCGGTGGAGGACAAGGAGGCTGCACAGTGGAAGCATTCCTACTACGTGCAGGAGAAGTACGCACAGGGCGCGGGGTACACGATCGCCAAGAAATTGGAGGTCGCGCTCGCCTCGCTCTTCAGTGGATTCTCGCAGTCGGTCGGTAGTTCCGCTGCGAACATCCAGGACTCGGACATCCGAGCGGCCATCGCTATCCTGGAGTCGAACGGTATCGACACGGGTGATGGAGACGTTGCGTTCTTCCTCAGCTCGAACGTGTTCTGGAAGCAGGTGCAGAATATCGACAAGTTCTCGCTCGCGGTGAACTCGCCGGTGAATGATCCAACGAGGAAGCGTCCTGCCGCTTATCTCTACGGCATTCCGGTGTTCATCTCGAACAACATCCAGTACATCTCTGGATCGACGGGTCGATACAACTCGCTGGCGCACCGGGACGCGCTGCACTTTGCTACGTCTCCGCTCGGTACGGGCGGGAGCATGGCGGGTGCGAACGGATCGATGATGACCGGCAAGCACGGCATCAGGATCCAGTCGAACTACATTCCGGAGTACCTCGCAACGGTGACGACCGCAGACATCCTCTACGGCGTGATCGAGAACCGCGATGCTGCCGGAGTCAGAATCCTTTCGTTGCACTAAACGTCGGCACACTCATCTAACCTACTAACGAATGCCTAAAGACAAAGAAGAGCGGCCCCGCCGCTCGACCGGTAACGTTCGGGAGCCGGGAGACGGGTATCTGCCGAATGGACAGCCTGATCTTCGCCCTTCGGCGGGATACGACAGTCCCCCCGTGCAATACTCGGACGAGTCGGACTCAAGCTTTCAGTTGCGCGTAGCGGACTTCGAGACACGCAAGGCGCACGCGGAAGAGATCGAAGCGGGCGGTCCGACGCTCGAGAGCGCCAAGAAGGCGGCTAAGGAACGGTATGACGCCGAGATAGCGAGCCTGGAGCGGCAGGAGGCCGAAGGCACGTTGCGGAAAGAGTAATCTCGGTTGCCTGTCTGGGACCCACCTCTCAACGCGGGCTCTCAGACAGTTGAGAAGGCAACCACCTACATTCACGACACTTACATTTATACCTATGGGCGGAGTAGTGATATCATCGAACATCAAAAAGGA